GTCAATGATCCGGACTTGCCCGGTCGTCAGTTCTTCGTCGAGAACCTTTCTCCGAAGTCCGAGGCCACGGCCCGCCGTCTCGGCATAGTGGAGGCGACATGAGCTTCGATGTCGTCACCGAGGGCCTCGACGAGTGGCTGGGTGCGTTGGCCAAGGCCGAGGTCGAGGTGGACGACAAGACGCAGCGCGTTGTGGGAATGGGCTGCCTAAAGATCAAAAAGGATTGGGCCCGCATGTGGACGGGCTATGCGCACATTCCCCATTTGCCGCGCGCGATCAATTACGACGTCTTCCATGTAGGTGCTGATATCCACGGCGAGGTGGGACCCGATAGGGCGAAGCCCCAAGGAGGCCTGGGGAGTTACATCGCTTACGGCACACCAACTTCAGGACCCATTGCTGGCCCATTCCCTGCAGCAGACGCAGAAGAGCCAAGGTTCATCAACGCAATTGGGGATATGGCTGAGAAATTGCTAGACTAAGGTGGCCCGGCAGCGCGTGAACGCTCCGGGCCCGGACGACACCGTGAGGGGTGCCGACATGGCAAAGGCTACATCTGAAGATCTGTTCTGGGCGAAGGTCGACAAGAACGGCGCGCCCTCGAACTGGCGACCGGACCTAGGCCCGTGCTGGATGTGGACGGCGCACATCGTGCCGCACACGGGCTACGGCCAGTTCTCGTTCGGTGGCCGTCCATCCCGAAAGCAAATGGCACACCGCTATGCGTACGAGGCGACCGTCGGCCCCATTCCAGAAGGCTTGCACCTCGACCACTTGTGTCGTGTGCGAGCGTGCGTCAACCCGGCACATCTTGAGGCTGTGACGCAGCAGGAGAACAACCGCCGCGCTGCCGCCGCGCGGGTGCGCGTAACGCACTGCCCTCAAGGCCACGAGTACGCGGGCGACAACTTAGTCGTGACGCCCCTGAATCAGTACGTCTGCCGGACCTGCCGTAACGCCAGGACCAAGGAGTACAAGCGTCTCGCGCGAGGCCCGAAGCGGGTACGTACCGAGTGTCAGCATGGTCATCCATGGGTTGCCGAGAACATCTACACGAAGCCCAACGGTGACCGGCAGTGCCGTATGTGCCGTGCCGCCCAAGTCCTAGCCCACGCAGCCCGGGTGAAGGCGCGACGAGCGGAGGCGCACATTGGCCGACCAACTGGACCGCCTGCATGTTGACGCTTTCCTTGACCGCCTGAGAGCAGACACCGGGCCGCCCGCCCTTGTGGTTTTCCCGAACACAGAGGGCTTCGTCCCGCTCAATCCGACGCCCCCCTACGTCAGGGCCTATATCACCATCGATAGGCCGATTGAGAACGGCGCGAACAGTGTGCTGGGGACTTCGGGTGCCTGGACGACGCGCTGCTATACCCACTGCGTCGGCGCCAATGAGTACGCCGCGACCGCCTACGCCATGCGCGTGCGCGCGGCCCTGCTCGACTTCCGCCCCACCATCGCCGGACGTTCCTGCGGCCTGATCCGGCACGAGGCTGCGCAGCCTGTTCAGCGCGACGAGTCCACCGGCACGTTGGTCGTCGATAAGGCCGATGTCTGGCGCTTCCTCAGTACTCCCTGATCTTCCCCAACCGTTTCTCCCGCCGTCGCGCGGCTTCCTTCCACTGAAAGGGGGGCGCCGCGATGACGCTCCAGGTCTCCACGTCTCTACCTAACGGGGCGCTGACGACTCCGCCGTCGCTGACGCCCGCAACCACGGACACCGTAGCGGCCGGCTCGTTCGGCCCGAACGGGCTGCTCTGCCGAATCATCACGACGGGCACGCTGACGAACTTCTCGATCGTCGACCCGAACCTGACGGTGATGGGCAGCGTGGCCACGTCGGCGTCGTACGCCACCCCCGCTACCGGCTCGCGGATGATCCCGATCCCGAACAGTGCGGTCAATCAGGCCACGCAGTTGTGCACCCTCACGTTCTCGTCGGTCACCGGCGTTACGTACGAGCTGTACCGGTACTAGGGGGATGTCCATGTTTGCAGTGGTTCGCCACCCCGACGTGGCAGTGCCGGGCGTGCTCCCCGAAGAGGCCCTCGAGTACCAGCGCATGCAGGGCTGGTACCGGGTGTCCGAATTCGCGTCGCAACCCTCCGACCTCAACCTGAACGACCCGGAGTTCGGCCCCGAAGCCAAAGACCTCGACGCGCCTGAGCCCGAAGAGAAGCCCAAGACCAGGACCGCGAAGGCGGCCAAGACCAGCACGGACACGGAGGACGAGGACTCATGAGCGTCGTAATCATGGACGGCCGGGTCCGCGTGTCCTGGCTGACCGCCTGCGCCAACATTGCCGCGCCCACCGTGGCCGAGCTGAACGCGGGCACCGCCATCCATTCCTACATCACCCCCGACGGGCTGGACATCTCCATCGACACGGGCCGGGTCGACGTCGGCAACGTCGCCTCCACGTTCACCCTGGAGCGGGTCGGTCGGCGTAAGCCGCAGGTGAAGCTCACCTTGCACCACGACTCGCCGACGGACACCCCGTGGACGCTGCTGGTGTACCGGGCGGTCGGCTTCCTCGCCGTGCGGCTGGGTGTCGACGCTACGACGGCGTGGACGATCGGTCACGGCGGTGGCGGTTCGACCGGTCAGGTGATGGTGATTCCGGTGGAGGCGGGCCAGGACAACCCGGTGAAGCCCGGGCCGGACACGTCGTGGGACTTCATGACGGACCTGACCGTCTACCTCGACCCGAACTTCAGAGCTGTGGTGGCGTAGCAGTGCCCACGTTCGAGGAGATCATGGCGCTGGCGTCTCTGCCTGAGGAGACGCTGCCGCTGTGCCTCGCCGGCAACCTGGTCGGTGAGTTGGCGGACCTGCAACGCCAGCGGGCTGAGGCGGGTCCGGCCACGTCCATCGGTGAGCGTTCGCCGGCGGCGGTGATCGACGAGCAGATCGGCGAGTTGGCGGAGCGGATGAAGGCGGCCACGGTCGTGTTCAGGCTGCGGGCGATGGACGGCAAGAAGTGGGACACCCTGTACGCGACGTTGCCGACCCGGGGTAAGGACGAAACCGACGAGGTGTGGCAGCCTCGCCTGTTCGTGTGGGTGGCGCAGATGGTGTCGCTGACCTGTGTCGATCCGGTGATGACGCCTGAGCAGGTCGGCGATCTGGTGGACCGGTTGCATGGTCTGGCCTGGGCGCGGCTGTCGAATAAGTGCTGGGGTCTGAATCAGGGTGAGGTGGAGGTCCCAAACCTCGTGAGCGTCTCGCCGGAGATCCTGCTCTCCTCAGGGACGTCGGAGCCGCCTTCGACGCAGGTGTCAGCTTCAGTGAATGGCAAGGTCGTGAGCCGGCCGAAGCGACAGAGTACGAGTACGACGAGCACGACCGCGTCGTCCGCAGCGTAACCATCCGCGAGCCGCGCTGGACGGACCTTGACCGGGCGTATGTGCGGGCGTTGCTGGATTACCGCGCCAATACGTGTTCGTCGTGTGGTCATCAGGTCGACGAGTGCCAGGACCCGAAGACGGCCGGCTCGTGGCAGGTGATCGAGCATGTGTGTCAGCCGTCGCTGGTGGTGGAGGCGACGCTGGACAACGCCCGCGAGGAGAGCCGCAAGAAGCGCGGAGTGATGTACGCGACCCGGCGATACCTGGGGGGCTGAGTCGTGGGCACTTCCTTCGGTCTCAACGGTGGCTCGGTACGGGGCAACTCCCTGCCTGCACTGGAGAACCGGATAGCGCTGGCTGAGGCCGCCGCCGAGACGTTGGCCACCGGCGGGTCGCCCGAGTTCTTGCGCGAGCGGCGTCGGGCCATTGAAGACCTCGCCGTCGCGCAAGGCGGGGATTATCAGGACGTTCACCGACTCCTTCGCGAGTTGTTCAAACCGCGCCAGGTAGGCGGCTCGCATGGCTGACCGCAGTGTGACCGTCACGTTGGTCGCGAAGATATCCGACTATGAGCGTGGCATGGCGGCCGCCACCGCCGCGACGAAGAAGTTCGAGTCCGAACTCAAGGACCTGCGCGGCAAGGCCTCCGTCGACCTGGCCCATGTCGGTGAGACCGCCGGTGATGTCTCCCGCGACATGACCGAGATGGCCGCCACGACGGCGGTCGCGGCGCACGAGATTGAGAAGGTCGGCGACAACGCCTCCGAGGCCGGCCGGGACATGATGTCCCTGGCCGCCCGGATCGAGGTCGCCAAGGCCGCCCTGCACGGGCTGAGTCTTGAGTTCGCCGGCAGCGGGGACAAGAGCCTCACCCCGAAGATCCGTCAGGCGCGGCGGGAACTGTCCGAACTCGAGCGGGTCGCGAAGACCCTGACGCCCGGTGGTCCCGGCGGCGGCGCGGGCCCGGAGAGTTTGCTGTCCGGGCTGGGCGGTATCGGCTCCAGCCTGCGTGGCGCGCTGATCCCGGTAGCTATCGGCGCGGTGGTCGCGCTGGCCCCGATGATCGGTGCCACGATCGCCGGCGCGGTGGTCGGCGGTATCGGCGCGGGCGGTATCGCGGGCGGTATCGCGATGGCCGCCCGGGATCCTCGGGTGAAGGCTGCCGGGGCCGAGTTCGCGGCCCACGCCTCTGACGTGTTCCGGCTCGGCGGGATCGCGTTCGTCGGCCCGACCGTGGAGAGCCTGCACATTCTGCAGCAGGGCCTGGACCGGCTGCATCTCGGCGACGCGCTGGCCCCGTTGGCGAAGATGCTGCCAGATGTGGCCCGCGGCATCTCCGGGTTCGCTACCGAGGCGATGCCGGGTCTGAACCGGGCGATCGCCGCCGCCGGCCCGGCGTTGGCGATCATCAGCGAGCAGTTGCCGAAGGTCGGTAAGGCGTTCGGCGACATGGTCGGGGACATTTCCCAGTCCAAGGGCGCGATGGACGGGCTGCGGTTCATTTTCGTCGCGGTCGAGGGTTCCCTGGGCGGTCTGGGCAAGTTGGTCGCCGGCCTGAGCGACACCTTCCACGGTCTGGAGTCGGCCGGGGCTTCGCTGTTCGGCGCGTTGGAAGACATTGTCACCTTGCCCGGCATGGGGAAGAACTCGTTCTTCGCGGTGCTCAACGACCAGATGGAGACCACCCTCGGCCTGACGCCGAAGGTGACCTCCGCGTGGGATGGCATCCCGGGTCGGATGGACGCGGCGGCGGTGGCCGCTGGCCGTCTGGGTGACCAGACGGAACGTAACGAGGCGGCGCAGAAGCGGTGGACGGACACGTTGGCCGCGAGCGCCACCGCGGCGATCGCGACGGGCGCCGCCACGGCGGGGCTGACGGCCAGTTTCCAGGCCGCGACCCGCGCGGCGGGTGGCCTGGTCGCGGCGTGGGATGCCCTGCACGGCAGGGAACTGTCGGCGGACGAGGCGCTGCTGGCGGCGAAGGAAGCCGTTGACGCTCTGGGTGCGTCGTTCAAGGCCAACAAGGGGAAGATCGACGGGAACTCTGAGGCGGCCCTGAACAACCGGATCGCCATGGGCAACGCCGGCAAGGCGGCCGCCGACGCGGCGCAGAAGTACGTCGAGGCGGGTGGCTCCATCAACGGCGCCCGCAAAATCATGGAAGAGCAGAAGGCGGCGGCCATCAAGTCGGCGATCGCCAACGGCGGCAACGCCGCAGCGGTTCACAAGCTTGCCGGCGAGATGTTCAAGCTGCCCAAGAACGTCACCGCGAAGATCACCGTGAACGGCACGCAGACCGCGAAGAACGCCGTAGACGCGCTGATCCGGTCGATCAACAACGTGAACAGCAAGACCGTCACCGTCACCACCCAGATGCGAGTCGTGGGGGCCCCGGTGAAGGGCTTCGCGTCCGGCACACCGTCAGCACCGCCCGGGCTGTCGTGGGTGGGTGAGCGTGGCCCGGAACTGATGTCGCTGGTGGGCGGTGAGCGTGTCTTCCCGCACGGCCAGTCGATGTCGATGGCCCGCCACTACGCCGGCGGCACGGGTGGCAGCACCTCCACGGGCGGGCCGGTGAACCTGACCGTCAACCTGCAGGTCGACAACTTCGGCAACATCTCCCGCAAGGCGCTCATCTCCGACGCGAAGGGCCGCGGTGTCGGCGAAGCCACCATCAAGGTCGCATACCCCTGATGCTCGGCACACAGACCGTCTGGAACTCCACCCTCACCTTCGAGGTGTCCTCCGCCGCGCCGGGCGACCTGCCCGTGTGGGTGGACATCTCCGACACGGTCAAACCGTCGTGGTCGTGCGCGGCGGGCCGGCAGAACGAATTGTCCACCACTGAGCCGGGCGTGGCCGGCCTGGTCCTCCTCAACGACGGCCGGTACACCACCGGCAACCCGACCGCCTACCCGTGGTGGAGGCAGGCCCGCCGGATCCGGATCCGCGAAACCATCGGCTACCTGACCGTCGACCTGTTCGACGGCTACATCGAACGCCCCCGCGGTTCGCAGCGCATCGACGAGGCCCTGGCCGCCGCACCGCAGGACGCGATCGTCACGATCTCGGCGGTGGACCTGCTGGGCCGGCTGGGCAAATCCGCGAAACTGATCTCCACGTTGGGTGCGCACATCAAGTTCCACGGCGGCGTGTCCATGGCCGGGTTTTGGACGTTGGGCGGATCCGACCGGGTGTGGCCCGACGCGATCGGCATGCAGTCCCCACTCGAGGTACATGTCGCCGACGCGACCAACCTTGACGCAGACCAGGTCAGCCCCGGCGCTGGGGTGGTGGCCCCGGCCGACGACCTCAACGTGGTGCACCTGTCGTACCTGCCGCCGGCCGGGCAACTGGATCTGCGGGCCACCACGGCGGTGTCGCTCGACGCCGGACACGTGTTGACCGTGGTCGTGTGGGTCAACGTGGAGGCCACCACCGCCACCGCGATCGTCCCGATCACGATCCAGGTCGACGAAACCCCGACCCTGACCGGCACGATCAGCGTCTCGTACAGCCTGGTCGCGGAAGGCCAGGTGACGGTCACCCTCAACGGGATGGGCCTGACCGGGTCGATCACCGGGTCGGCGGGGAACCTGTCGCAGCCGACACCGATAGCGATCCGGTACGGCTACACCCCGAACGTGTTCGAACTGTGGATCCGCGACCAGGTGTATGCGACCACCCCGGGCGGGTCGGCCCCCACCGCCACGACTGTGTCGGAGGTCCGCTTCGGCGGTCTGCACAACGGGTTCCTCGGCTACGCGCAACTGTATGTGGGCGCGGATGAGGACTGGACGGCAACGGACATGGCCGCCCAGTACGCGATGGGGTTCTCCGGCCTGGAACGCCAGTCGACGGGTGAACGGATCGCGACGGTCGCCGACTACGCCGGCATCCCCACGGCTGCCCGGGATCTGGACCGGGGTGCGGCGGTCATGTCGGTGGCCCGGTTGGCGGGGCAGTTCCCCGCCGACGTTTTGGATGAGGCGGCCGAAACCGAGCAGGGCCGGCTGTTCGTGACCGGCGGCCGTTTGACGTTCCGCGGCCGCAGCGCCGTCTACGACATTTGAGAGGGGCGCTGTGGCGATCACCGGCCTGGATCCACTGATCAACTCATTTCGGCATTCCCCGTCCGTGTACGGCAAGGACACCGCCACCAACGAGGCGGCCGGGATCTGCCACACCCCGTGGTATCAGACGGGTCTGACCGGTGCGGGCGTGGCCCCGACGGGTGGGCTGAACGGTGCCAACTTCACCGGTCCGCTGGCCGGCGCGATCGCCACCCCCACCGCCGTGTCGGGCGCGACCAGCTACCTGGGCAAGTGGACGGCTGTGGCCGCCTCCGGTGTCGGGCACCTCTGGCTGGTCGACAAACTGTGGGGCAACGTGCCCGTGGTCACCACCACCGGCGCGCAGGCCATCGCCCAGCCGATCCTGCCGTCGCGGGATGAGACCGCGGCGACCGTGGGTGGTGGGGTGCTCCTGGCGCTGGAGGTGTCGTCGACGACCGGCAACGCGGGCGCGATCACCAACACGACCGTCAGCTACACCAACAGTCTCGGCACCGCCGGCCGCACCGCCACGCTGGCCAGTTTCCCGATCACCGGGGTGACCGGCACTTGGGTGGCGTTCTCGCTGGCTGCCGGTGATGTGGGGGTCCGGTCGGTGCAGTCCATCACCCTCGGCACCAGCTACGTGTCCGGCGCCGTGCACCTGGTGGCGTTCCGGGTCGTCGCGTCGATGCCGATACCCAACTCCAACGTCGGCAACTCCCTCGACGTATTCGGGCTGAATATGCCCGCCGTGTGGGACGCTTCCGCGCTGCAGCTGGTCTACTACTGCACCGGCACCACCGTCGGCGCGCTGGCCGGCGAACTCTGGTTCGCGCAGGGCTGACCCGGTGGCCATCTCCTACCGGCGCAGCACCACCAAATCGTCAGACTCTTCCGGCACGTCCATCGCCGGCATCTACGCCTCCAACGACGCCGGAGACCTCGGCTGGTTCGGGGTTGGCTGGCTCGACACCGCCGGCACCACCGACGTCACCAGCGTCACCGACACCGTCGGCAACATCTGGGTAGCCACCCCCACCGGCAAAGTCCGCAACGCCTCCCAGCAGTACTCGGCCCGCATGTACTACGTGGCCGGCCCGCTGAAGGCCGCCGGCGCCAACGCCGTCACCGTCACCCTGAACGCCGCCGCCACCTTCAAACGCATGTCCCTGCTCGAATACAAGTCATCCAACGGGGCGTGGACCGCCAGCCCGCTCGACAAGTCGAACGGGTCCACCGGCAACGGCACGAACCTGTCGTCGGGGAACATGACACCCACCTCCATCGACGAGCTCGTCGCCGGGTTCGCGGCCATCACCGGCTCCGGCAACATCGGCGCCAACGCCCCCTACGTGACCCGCGCCATCGCCAGCGACGGCGCCCACGGCGGCATCGAACGGATCCTGTCCGGCGGCGCCGGCACGCCCGTGGCCGCGCAGGCCGTCAGCGCAGTCGGGTTCGACTGGACAATGCTCGGCGCCACATTCACCGACACGCCGCTGGTGGTTTCCACCACCACCGCGGAGGCGGCGGTGATGGTCGCCTCGCACGCGTCCGCGCGGGGACGAGGCCCGTCGCTGATGTCCGGTGGGTAGGGTCACCGCGGCCGGGTTGCGGCCCGCGCTGCGCTACAGCGAGGGCACCGCATCCCGGGTCCTCAACGACTACTGGTGGGGTTCGTCGCCGCAGCCCGTCGACGTTCCGTTCGCGTGGATCGCCAACCCAGCCAACTGGGTTGAGGACCCACCACTCAACGTGGCGCAGATTTCCGGCACACCCGGCGCGTCCGCATCCGACCCGGAGTCCATCGACGAGTACGGCGAGTCGACGTTCACCGCCACCATCGCCTCCGCCACCGCCGCCGACTCCATGACCTTGGCGCACTGGGTGCTGGCCTACTACGCGACCGGCCCGGACGAACTGCCCCGGGTGAGGTTCCTGGGGCTGCGGTTCGTGCTCAACTTCCGTACACCGGAGGAGATCCGCACCCTGCTGCAGGTCGGGGAGGGCCGGCGGGTGTCCATCACCGGCACGCCCGCGACGTGGCCGGCCGGCGCGGCCGAGCAGGTGGTCGAGGGCATCGCCCATTCCACCGACGACGAAGGCGGCCGGTTCCTCGACTGGATCACCTCACCTGTCATCGGTGTGGTACCGGGCGTGCCGGGCCCCTGGTTCAAGCTCGGCTCAAGCTTCCTGGGAGGCCCCGATGCGATCCTGTTCTGAGGTGTCCCGGTGACCCAGCCAGCCGTGCCCGAGTTCGACACCGACGAACTCCTCACCGCCACGAAACTCAACCAGCTCGGCGCGGCGATCGGCTTTGTCCAGGCCGTTGACGGCACGTACACGCCGGCGCTGACCGCGACCGGCGCCACTCCCGCATTGGGGGCCTCCGGGTACTCCGTCGGCAAATGGTGGCGGGTGTCCAACCACATGCACGTGATCGTGGACCTGCTCATCTCCGGCGCCGGTGCGTCGATCGTGGGCACGTCGTGGCGGGTCAGCCTGCCGTTCGTGGCAGACCTGACGTTCCATGCGGCGAACATTCTCAACGCCACCTCCGACGCGATCGGGCCGTTCTACACCCGCTCGAGCACCAACTCCCAGGATGTGGCGGGGATGTGTCTGCTGTCCGGGCCGGCCGGTACCGACACGACCGGCGACGGGGTGATCTTCTACTACGGCGGTACGGCTACGTCTCTGGGCAGCGCGGACTTCACCACCACGGCACGTATCAAGTTTGTTGTGTCCTACGTCGCCGACCCGACCGCGTTCTGAGGGGGATCGGATGTCCATCACCTCCGAGTCCTACTGGGGCCGCGAGATCGTCACCGACGCGCTGAACAACCTGTTCCGTCGGTGCTGCGAACATTTCAACTCCGACCCGCTCGGCGGCGGCACCAAGGGCAACAAGTTGCACACCACCGGCCGTCACCGGTCCCGCGAGTTCTGCCTGCTGTCGGCGTTCTCCACCGACCGCACCTACGGCACGACCGACAAACGTGACCGGGACGGCAACCCGCGCTACATCCGCGCTATGGACGTCAAACTCACCCCCACGCAGATGCGCGACGTGTGCCACCGCCTCGACAACGCGGTCCGCGCCGGGCGGCTGCCGCAGGTGGCCGAATGGTTCGGCA